ACCATATGCACCGCCAGCTACAGGACCACCAATTAAAAAGCCCATAAAGGCTGCGCCTGCAGCCTCGCCAGCAACATTAATGCTAGGGTCTATTAGGTGTAAATTACCTTCACGATATGCAGTAGCAAGACCTTCTTCAAGAGCTTCGGTTACGCCCTCTCTAATCATAATAGTACCGCCTTGTGAAACGCGGCTAGCAAGTTCGTCTATACCTCGCGCAAGAAACCCAGTGGGTACTCCTTTAGCGCCAAGCACGGCTTTCTCCAAGGCCAGACCACCAACACCCATTGATGCGGCTGTCAGCACAGCGGCTACTGTACCTGTCTGTACAGCAAGTGTCATTGCGTACGATTCGGCTTCTTCTTGGGTAAATAGCTGTCCTGTATCTGGATTAGTTGAGTCTAATGCAACAGTTAACGCACGGTCATAGGCTTCAGAAGCAGAGCCACCATAGCTTTCTGTAATATCAGTAATTGCTGCCGCAGTAAGTCCAACGCCTGCTGCCATACGTGCAGACAATGTACGTCCTACAGCCATTGCCGCGCCTTTAGCACCGAGTGCAGCTAAACCACCAATGGCTAAAGGTACAAGCTCTTGTAGTGCTTCAACGCCAATATACTCAGAGATAAATGCGCTAGGGTGCGTAGCTGCGGCACCAGCAATAATTTCAACTTTATCGAACGCTCGTTCGTACCATGTTCCTATAACCTTACCGTCTTCATCTACAGGAAGAGTTGACGGTGCATTCATCATGGCTTCGAGTTTGGCTAGTTCTTCTTTGTATTCTTCAGTATTATTAGCAGCGCCAACATCTTGTAATTGCTGTGCAAATTGACCGAGTGCTGTAGTGTCAGGTGCAATACCAATCAAAGTAGCCATGCCATTAAAGGCATCTAAGATACCGCCACCAGCCTTCATAGCGTTGGCAAGGAAGTTCTGAGCGTCAAAACTCCCCATCGCCCCGAAATCAACTTCGGTATTATGGGTTTCTGTCCATCCAAAAACATTTTGAGCTAGCTTTATTAATGAATCACTCCACCCCAACCATTCTTGTACTTCGTCCCACGTAGTGCCTTCTTGAATTGCTTGATCGATTATGTGTATCTCCCCATATGTACCCAGCAAGTCCCCATAATCGACATTGGACCAGTCCTCCTGAAAGAGGTCTGTCTGTGAATGTGTATCGGTATTTCCGTTTCTGTCTGCCCATTCGTACCCGACGGTCCGCCCATCTGTATTTCGTACTAGTCGTCCAATTATCCAACCTGCTTGGGGGTCCCATCGGTACATTTCTTCTGGGTGCGCCCACTCTGCACCAGATGTGGTATATGTAAGGACGGCTGCACCAGACACGACATCCGAAGCGGTAACGCCATCGCCTAATGGAACTACGCCATCGGGGAGATTCCTGCCACGCATAAATTGATCTAATGCCAATGCTTCTGTGGGGGTAGCTTCGACCCCTGCTACTAAATGCCCCGCATGTCGAACACCCATTTGGTCAAGAATGGCTATGTCGTCTTCACTTAAAACCCGTCCTGTTTGGTAGGTATTACTTGGATCAGCGGCAATAACTTCAACCCACTGATTAAATACAACTTCTTGAAGTGCGGTGTCGTTTGCAAGTTCTTGCAATTGTTGAGGAGTGGTATATCCCGCATCATTAACAATTGTAAACAATGCATTTATATCAGAGCTGCTAAGATTTCGCGCAAGAGAATTTTCTCCGACACCAAAACCATCCCATATTAACTGAGTCAAAGCTGTATTTCGAATTTGAGCTGTGGCTCTTTCATATTGATCCCGGCTAGTGTAGACGTTATCGTGTTGTCCTTCAGCTAAGAAGTGAGTGTAAGGGTCTACATCTTCTGGTAAATTGTTTAGGTACGCATATTCTTCGGCATTAAAGCCGGGGTCCATAGCATTGACTAGGTATTGGCCTGTTGACGCGTATACAGACGTTAACTCACCGTCCAAACGATCAGCATCACGGTTTAGATCACCTTGCGCTTCAATCAAAGCGTCTTGGTTTTCTACCAACAGTGCGTTGTCTGCTTCAATTAGGGGTATAAGCTCGTTAATTCGGTCGATATAGCCTTCTTCGGTAACAAGACGATTGTATTCTGTAACGGCTGTTTCAATTTCGGCGTTTAATTCTGCGATATGGTCGATTTCTTCTTGGGTAACCCCGCTACCGCCTTCTTCCACTGCATCGCCGCGAATCTTCATTACTTGGTCACGGTTGCCCGTAACGGTGTTCCACAGCGCTTCTAATTCATTATATTTTTCTGTATATTCTTCATGGTTTGCTTGAAGTCGAGGACCTATTTCAATTAGTGCGTCGCGGCGTTCTTGTACTCTTGCGTAGTCTCCAGATATTCTGTCGAGTGTGTCACCAATAAAGTCACCGACACCAGAGTTTTCAATCTGCTCGTGCAGTTCTTCCATACCATAGGCACTTATAACAGCGTGAATTTGGGCGGCAGCTTCTTCACCAGTACCACCAGATAACGCTACAGCCGCTGTACGTTGGAACGCAGCGGTAATATAACCTATCTCACGATCACCAATGTCAGGATTAGTTACAATATAGTCCCGTACAAGCTGAGTTGTTATCAGACCACGTGTTAGTGCGTTAGCCATTAATTCCGGCGTAATTTCTTGCCCAGTAAGTTCGGCAGCAAGTGCTGCACCAACCATGTTTTGAACCACATTAGGTATAGCTCGGGTAGTTGTTTCACCTGTATCAGGGTCAGTGATTTCCATCTCCCAACCCATTTGTTCGCCAATTTTACCTAAACCTGCGGATACCGCAGCGGTAAGCCCTCCTCGGGCAAAGGCTTCAAGAGGGTCTTCGCCATAAAGTATGGCAGTTGTAGCGGCAACAGTACCTTGCGTAATTGCTGAAACCGCTAATTCTTTAATACCTGCGCTAAGTGACTCACCGATCACCCCGCTAACAAAAGGTTCAGTAAATTGTGCAACTTCACCAGCAATCTGACCTGCTACATAAGATACTGCAACAGTTTTAAGAACATCACCAAAGTCTCCACCGTTCATAGCTGTGACAGCGCCATCAATAAGTGGTATAGCCCACGGCGCGTATACCATAGCTACAATTTTAGCAATTGCTACAAGGGGGTCATCGAAAAACGCTTCTACAGTATCGCCAACAAAACTAACAACAGGTTCTGCAATTTCATCGAAGACAAAATCAACAACATCCTCAACTGCGCCAGCAACCCAGTCTATTACGTCTTTTACAGCGTCAACGATGACACTCAATTTACAACCCTCGCATCAGTGGCTTTTTACCGAGTCGCATGAACACCACATACTTGTCAGTATTTCTGTATTTACCAATTGCAATCTCAGTATCCTGCTGATCTGCGCGGCGCTTAAATAGTTTAAAACCATTTAGAAACACAGGGCCATAAAACTCTGTTGTATAATGCGTAATCTTTTTTTGCTGTAGATACGTGAAATACTTGAACCCATTTACTATAAAGTTCCGTCCCGTATCGACATTAAAAGCTCGCCCTACCATCTTCTTCTTGCTTTTGCCTTTACCTGTATGGGCTACAAAAACAGTATTACCAATCTGCACAAGATCGGTCCGAGGTAGTGAGAACTCAGCGGCAACTGCTGCTAGCACAACTTCTTTTGGATACTTTAGGTCTGGCATATTGTATGCTGACATAGCAACAATTTCAGGACCCTATAACAATTTCTCCTTACTATTAACTATTTCCATTTTACACCTCCCGTGAAAACAACGCAGCCGAGTATATGTTACCCATGCCAGCGGCAAGGCTGAGCATTAGGCCCTCGGGGATGGGGGCGTCAGAAGACAAGAACACAGGATCATCCTGAGTTCTATTTAGGATTTTCGGCACGAGGCCGCTTTCTAGGTCGCGTAGCAACAATCCAGTCTCCAATAGTCCGCTAGCACCCATTGTATGTCCAATACGTGGTTTGTAGGATGTTGCTACAAACTCGTTTAGAGAACGTAGGAGTGCCGATTTTTCCGCAGCATTGTTGACTGGCGTGCCAGTTCCATGCGTTTTAACTAACCTTACATCATTTTGATGTGCTTTGGCTACAAATAATGCACCTTCGATAGCTTTACTAAAGCCTGAACCGTCATCACGTTGCCCTAGAGGGTTTGTATTGTCCTCTGCGGAGCTATACGCGCCAACGAATTTAGCTAAAGGGTCAGCCATACCCGCGTGTTCCTTCTCGAATATAGCAACTACAGCGCCTTGTCCAATATGAAATCCTTGGTTCTTATCATCAAACGCAGAGGGCTGGCGCTCTCCTTCGTCTTTGTACTGCAAACTAGCGCCTGCTTCACCAAAAAACTCTAGGACGAGGTTGTTCACACTATCCTCACCACTAAATACAATAACCCGATCAAATCCATAGTTATCCATTAATGTTTGCATATTCATTAATACATGTAGGCTAGATGCGCAAGCGCTAGCATCTGTTGACACGTGATCATGTACTCCAAACATACTTGCAATACGACCTGCGTATATGTTGGTTAGTACAATAAACGGTACTTTTACCTTATAATGCAGTTTTGTATCGGGGTCTTTGTCATACCGTCCGTTATTGCCCATCCAGCCCTGATTACCAGCAGCAAAAATAAATCCTGTCTTACCTTTGACAGGGTTGTCAGCCACATAACTACGTAGCTCATCGTCAATAAGGCTTTCTATCAGCACATGAGGGGGGTACTTCAATCCAGATTTTGCTCTGCGAAACGTATCCGGTAGGATATGAGCGTGCTGGGGGTAGGGTATATCGTCAATCAGAGTAGTATCGATTGTGCACGTTGTTCGGCACTGGGTCATGTAAATCATGATAGCTCCTCTACAAGTGCTTTAATCGAATCAAACTCGTCTTCGGGGTCTTTAGTTTTGTGCTCGAATATAAAGTTTCTTAGTAACTCTACGCTTTCATAGGGCCACTGATCGTTTATTTCTTCGTCTTCAGGGATGCCATAAGCCTCTCCAAATACAAAGAAAGTTAGTGTTACATCTAAACTGTCAAGATTAGTTACATCTTCAGTTATCGGAGTTTCAAGGGATTCGGCAGGTATGAAGTCATTAGTGACTACTTTTAATGCTGCACCGATAGCGTTAAACAATTCTAAAAAATCAAAAGTCATGGTTCGCTCCTGTTATAGGGTCCAACCAGTATAGATGGTGTGTTACATTAGGCAAGCACACACTATGAGTTGCTAACAAATGATATATCAATGGAGGCCGATGGCACACCGGGGTGAGGTGATGTTGCCGCCTCTGTATGCAAGTTTAGCTGTGTGTCTCCAGTTGCCCAGTAAATTTCTATGTAATCATCTGCGGTTAAATCGACAGTAAACCCCCAGTATATAACGTAATCGTCGTTGCCTTTTACATCAAACATATGCCCCGAATACGCTATTGCAGAGCCATTTTTCTGTTCCCACACAGTTACAGAAGTCTCACTGGAGTTGTTATGTTCTAATTGTAGTGTCACATCAAACTTGTACGTGCCAGAATTTTGGACGTTTACTCGGCTATTGTTAGAGAGTGTGACCCCACTACTGTATACCGTATTATTAAACGTCACTGCGTACCCCGTGTTAACATTAGAGGCAGTTTGATCTTGTGCGCTATAAAAGGCACCGCGAGGCATATAGAGGAATTTACCCCCGCTTTCGACGCTAAATAAGTTGTCAAGTGAATTAATAAAACGGTTAAAAAACAACCGCAAAACATTGCTGTTTTGGTCCATAAACGGGCGTTGATACTCTTCAGGCGCTAGAGGTAAGGCAGGCGGTTCTGTACGCTCAATGTTGTTAGCCATTAGCGCCTCCCGTCAGGGCGCATGTCTACTCTAGGAGACCCAAGTTGCCATTTAACTCCAAGCTCAGTGGACGCCATCTCTATCGACATCTGCCGTCCACGCACGCGTGTATTTACTTGTCCTGTAAACTGCTCAATAGGCACTGTAGCCGTACGTGTTACCGTACCTGTTGCACTACCTCCTTCGGAATACGGGCTGTTGTAGCCTGATCCTGAGTTTGCAAGGGGGAGTAACGTCATTGTAGCGCTAGGAGAAGCGGCAGTAGACCCTTCAAATGTAACATCAGGCATAATGCGCCATACAAACACAAACCTGTCTCCATCATCTATATCAAACTGTCCAGAGGTAATAGTCGCTGCAATTGGTGCAGGAGTACCTGTTTGGTTGTCATCCGTACCTTGTTCGTGGTTTACGAGGTTATAGCTGTACGTTGCTGCCAAAGGAAAATCACGCAAGCCAGAGTCAAGCCACGCTGTACGAGCTAGAGTGCCGTAGTACCATGTTTGATCTAAGTAATTAAACACCACATACTTGTCTACCATTTCACTATCTGCGGAGCAATAGAACCACCATACTTCATGGAACGCCTCGTTTGTACCCGCAAATACTTGGTCATACTGCAACGTATTAAAGTCTTCAAACACGTAACGACGCACGTTGCATGGGAGCGGTTGGCTACGCCCATCATACATATAGAACTTATCTTTACCCATCCAGAAAGCCACACCACTGGCAAAAGCTACAGTGTTTTGAGAAGCAATAGATATGTTATCTCCGACCAACTGAGCGCCCCATACAGCAGGTGCACCTTGGTACTGTAGTGAATACAGCGAAGAGTTGGTCCAAACGAGGACCTCTTGACGTGCTTGTTTAGCCGCGACTATCTCAGTTCCCCGTGACAATCTCAAGGACCCCGCTTGGTTTGTAGATGCTGGCGTCCACTGTGCTACATCTTCTTGATCAGACCAACGGATGAGCATTGGATCAACTGTAGCACTGCCAACATCATTAGTACCAAAACAAAACACAAAACGGTTTATGTCTGATACTAAAATCAAATTTTGCGTGACGGGTACATTAGACGCACCGCCAAGAGATGACAAGTAAACACCACGGGTATTTATTC